AGCGAGTGTACTATGGAACTCGCAGATTGTCAAGTATTACCCCCACAAAAGTACAAAATCCCACACAGGACCAATGAGACCCACTGAGACACATTGCATAGTCTGGCAGTACATGGTAGAATGTGCAGGTAGACAGCACAGGCACTCCAATCACATGCCATAGACTATAAAGAACTGACAGTCATTCTGTGACACTCTGAGTAACACTGAGGGGGACCTACATGCAGTGCTCTGAGTATCACTGAGTATCACACTGATTCTTATAAGACAGTGGTTTAAATTCGATGGGTCCTTCTAACCTACAACGAACCAAATTCGAGAGAGCTATATCACTCTAATAAAAAATATTTTTCCATATATAAAATTGACTCACAGGTTCATAGAATGGAAAAAAAATCTCACAGAATTAAAACCGCCATAAGGTTCGATCCAGTTTTCAGTGAGTATGTTGTAAGTCTACCTGAGAGTTTCTGTAATGAACTGGATTGGTATGAAGGCACTGAGATCATCATGAATCTCGATGCCGATGGAGTGTTCCTAGAGGAGGAATATCATGACGAATGATACTATCTTTCATGTCTACGATAAAGACAACAAAGTCGTCGCTCATAGTCTCAGTAATCACTCTCTTGCAGAGAAAGTTCTGAATGATGAGATTGATATTGTGGACCATGAGATTGTTGCAGTAGAAGATAAAAAATTCAGAGAGGCGTCATATTGACTAACCTACATAATACTGTTAGAATGATGAAGTACTAGTACACACATTATGGCTAAAGGATTTACTGTAAAAGCAAAAGCGCCAGAACAGAAAGAACAAGAATGGGATTATGATGCAGCACGGGAAATGCTCCGTGGTAAAGCAATCGTCTTCTGTCTTCCTGGTCGTGGTTGCTCCTTCCAATTCCTGAAGTCTTTCCTTCAACTGAGCTTTGATCTCGTTCAGATGGGGGCAAGTATTCAGATTTCCCAAGACTACAGCAGCATGGTTAACTTTGCTCGTTGTAAGTGTCTGGGCGCGAATGTCCTTCGGGGTCCTGATCAGATTCCCTGGGATGGCAAACTTAAGTATGACTACCAACTGTGGATTGACTCGGATATTGTCTTCAACACCGAGAAGTTCCTGCAGCTGGTTCTCATGGACAAGGACATTGCTGCTGGTTGGTACATGACTGAAGACGGTCGTACCACCTCTGTAGCACACTGGTTGGAGGAAGGTGACTTCCGTAACAACGGTGGCGTCATGAATCACGAGACTGGCGAAACGATGTCCAAGCGTAAGAAGCCCTTCACGGTTGACTACACTGGTTTCGGATGGGTGCTCATTAAGCATGGAGTCTTTGAGAACCCTGAGATGAAGTATCCCTGGTTTGCTCCGAAGATGCAAGTCTTTGAGTCTGGCGATGTTCAGGACATGTGCGGCGAGGATGTGAGTTTCTGTCTCGACGCTATCGAAGCAGGTTACGAGATCTGGTGCGACCCTCGTATTAGAGTCGGTCACGAAAAGATGCGTGTCATCTGATATAATATGACAGTCTACACGATCTACATAGAAGGTACTGAGAGGTACACCGATGTAAGTGAAGACGAATTCTTTGACATTATGCAGGAACTCGCGTATAATCATTACGAAACAGGAGTTCCTGCTCTCCACGATATTTCTTATAGGATGAAAGAAAATGGCTAAAATGAAGTCCTCTCTGACCAACAAAAAGATCATTGAGCACAAACCCAAAAACACTCGTCAAGGCAACTCTAAGAATACAAAATATAGCGCGACGGCGCGTAACTCGGCTAAGAAGAAGTATCGTGGTCAAGGTAAGTGAGACCAGAAACTCGTGAAGCAATGGAAATGCTGTTCACTGCCAAATGGAATCTTCCTAAGGCAGCACAGCATTGTAACCTAAGTAATAAAGAGATGAAGATTACCTTCAACGAGTATTGTAATTTCCATCCAGCAACTTACACACAAGACAATGAGTCAACTAATCATCAATCTTCCCCCGCAGAAAGTCTGGGTTCGTAAAGAATACCTTAGAGATTTCCACGATGGATATGGTGAATTTGTAGAGGGCGTCTGGGTATCGGTTAAGTCGATCCCTGGACGCGCTTTTTATTTTGAGACATACTTGCCTAAGTATGGTGCAATGTATGACAAACTCCCTATTTCTGCCTTTTTGGCGCGTCCCGAACTGCCTGACCCTGATCTAGACCTCCCTAATCTACAGTTTTGGAACTGTATGGACTATGGCGTCAGATGCCTTGAGAAGTCCTTTATCACTTCAATGGACTTCGAGGTACGCACACGCAATTTCGGGACCCTTAAAGGGGCATACAAGTTCACCTTAGATAACTTTCACCCTGACTTAGACACTACAAACTGCAATGTCAGTGAAATTCCTGACGAACATAAGTCTCATAATTGCATAGAACTTGACAATGGGCAGTTTTGTCTCTATCCTAACAATAGAACAAGGATCTATGACCTGTCTCTCACCCCCGAAACGCCGCTCGTTCCTGATTTTAAGGTCAGTACACACATTTTCCAAGTCGAACAAGGTGTAAGATGGGGTAGATTGGGTGATAATACTGAGTATTTTTGGAAAACTGAGGAAGAAATTCAACAGGATTACCTAAATTCCATGTATCCAGACATTCCAGACGACTTTACTCAATCACTTGTAAGGGTTGCATGCCCTAATTGCGGTCAATATGAGTGCGATCCTCGCTGTATTAACGCAGAATAAATAATTTTAGGGATAGCAACCCCTTTAAAAGTTCTCAAAACGAACTTTTGGAGGACAAAATGTCTAATCATCCTGTTCCCGACCACAATCGTGACATGATGCGGGAAGATTTTGGAACCGAATATCTTATTACAGACCCAAAATCCGACAATTTATTGCGTGAAGTAGTCGGAGATCACAAACACGACTTAAAAAAACAGACTTTACTCCACGAACAGATTCGTAATGATGAAGATTACGACGATTGGGAGTATGGTACAGAACCAAGCTACGGGAAGAAGGTATAAATAATCTCGATATATAGTGCCAATTCATGGCTGAGTCTAACTCACGGGCGTTTAAGGACATTGATTTGACCTTTAAAGCGCATCCTGTTACAGGAGATCTGCCTATTCTCAAGAATGAGAAGGCAATTAAGCGTGCTGTTAGGAATTTAGTGCAAACAATTGTAGGAGAACGACCATTTGCGTCCAATATTGGGACGGATGTGACTCGTTCTCTCTTTGATTTTGTGGATTATGGTTCGGCAGGGGTAATTTCTCAACAAATTATCGATGTCTTATCTGGTTTTGAGGGAAGAATTGCCAATACTAAGGTCCAAGTTAACCCAAGTCCAGATGATAACTCCTTTGATATTAGAATTGCCTACGATATTGTTGGCGAAAGTTTTGATAGTCAAGAATTTGAGTTTATTCTAGAGTCAACTAGGTAAAAAAATGCCATCCTTCAAGTATACTAACCTAGATTTCGACCAAATTAAGCAGTCGATCAAAGATTACCTGAAATCAAATTCAGATTTTTCTGATTTTGACTTCGAAGGGTCTAATATGTCGATTTTAATTGACATATTGGCATACAATACCTACATTACCGCGTTCAATAGCAACATGGTTGCTAATGAATCGTTCCTTGACTCTGCAACTTTAAGAGAAAATGTCGTTTCTCTCGCAAGAAACATTGGATATGTACCCAGATCTAGAAAAAGCGCGGAAGCAGTTATTGATTTTAACTATCCTTTTGACGGAAACTCCACAACAGTAACCCTTAAGCGCGGATTAGTCGTAGTTGGAAGCGTAAATAATACTTCTTATGTCTTTTCTATCCCAGAAGATGTAACGGTTGCCAGTCCGATTGATGCTGGAGGTGTTGCTGGTGCAAATCCTCCGCGCACTGCAAGATTTTCTGGTCTAACTGTATATCAAGGGACACTTTTAACTAAGCAATGGGTCGTTGATGGGAGTACAGATCAAAGATTTTTGATTGAAAACCCATTTGTTGACATTGGCACCCTCAGAGTAACAGTTAGAAAGTCTGGAGCATCTGCTGGTCTTGCTTTTTCCAAGGTAGATAACATTATTGATATAAAATCCGACTCAAATATCTTCTTAATTCAAGAATCGTCGAATGAGACTTACGAATTACTCTTCGGTGATGGAATTTTTGGAACTAAGTTAGAAGTTGGAGATACTGTAGACATTTCTTACATCATTACTGATGGAAAAGCAGGAAACGAAGGTAGAAATTTTGCATTTTCGGGAAATATTGTAAATGACGCTGGATCTAGCATTGCTCCTCGTTCAGTAGTAAGTGTAATCACCTCTCAGAGTGCCCGTAATGGGGCAGATATCGAGTCTGTGGACTCTGTTAGGTACTTTGCCCCTAGAATGTACTCAGCGCAGAACAGAGCGGTCACACCACGCGATTATGAAGCGATCGTTCAGTCCATTTATCCGAATACTGAGTCAGTTTCTGTTGTCGGTGGGGAAGAATTAGATCCCCCAGAGTTCGGAACGGTGGTTTTGAGTATCAAACCTAGAAACGGCACATTTTTGTCCGATTTTACCAAACAAAACATTTTAAGACAACTCAAGAGTTACTCGATTGCTGGAATTAATCAAAGAATCGAAGATTTGAAACTTCTCTATGTTGAACTTGACACTGCTGTTTATTACAACAACAGTGTTTTCGATGATGCCAGCGAATTGAAGGCAGAAATTCTTCAGGCATTGACAGAATACGGTGGTTCTGCAAATCTTAATAAGTTTGGTGGCAGATTTAAGTATTCTGAGGCACAAAGGGTCGTAGATCGTGCAAATAGTTCGATCACATCGAACATTATGCGTGTTAAAGTTCGTAGAGACCTGAAATGCCTCGTCAATCAGGTCGCGCAATATGAATTGTGCTTTGGTAACCGCTTCCACATTCTGTCTGGTGGAGGAACCATTAAATCTACAGGATTCACGATTGCTGGTAGCACAGAAATTGTCTATTTGACCGATATTCCTAGAGGTGATGGTCAATATGGCGATATTGCTATTTTCAAACCACCCAAAGTTGAGGGTGGGTTTGCAGAAGTTGTTATTAAGTCTGCAGGAACTGTAGATTACCTTAAAGGGGAGATTTTGATCAATGCGGTCAATATTACAAGCACCCTTAAGGGCAACGATACCGTAGAGGTTCAAGCATATCCAGAATCAAATGATGTTATTGGTCTTAAGGATCTTTACTTGAGTCTAGACCTCTCAAACTCTGAGATAAATATCGTGAGAGATACGATTTCTTCTGGTCAGCAAATTTCTGGCATTGGATATCAAGTCACTTCTAGCTACTCCAACGGATCGCTAATTAGACAGTAGGATGATCGAGACAAATTCGCCTTTAAGTCCCAGAATCAAGACTTATCAAGTAGTAAGTGAAGCTGTACCTGAATTTGCAGTTTCGGAGAACCCTGCGTTTGTCGAATTCCTAAAACAGTACTATATCTCTCAGGACTATCAAGGTGGTCCTGCAGATATTGCTGAAAATATTGATGCATACATTAAGTTAGATAATTTAACCACGGATGTAATCCGAGGTTCTACTAATCTGACTGCGGATCTCTCTACGACCGATGATACTGTCTATGTTAGCAGTACTGATGGATATCCGAAAAGTCATGGACTTTTAAAGGTAGATAATGAAATTATCACCTACACAGATAAAACCAGCACATCCTTTGTTGGGTGTACTAGAGGATTTAGTGGAATTAGCACATATAATTCCAGAAATGATGGTAATGTAGCCTGGCAAAAGACAGTCGCAGCACCTCATACTTCTGGATCTACTGTCATTAATGTAAGTGCTCTCTTCCTAAAGGAATTTTATAAAAAGTTGAAAGCAATGTACGCTCCTGGACTGGAGGGCGTAACTCTTTCTCCTGACCTCAATATCAATAATTTTTTAAAAGAAGCAAGAAGTTTATACGAAGCAAAGGGAACCGAAAGTTCGTTCAAAATCCTTTTCAAGGCATTATTCGGAATTGATCCTAAAATTAATGATCTTGAAAAATTCCTGATCAAACCGTCTTACGCAAATTATGTTCGTAGGAAAACTATCTCTGTAGAGTTAATTTCTGGAAATCCTGTCAATCTGATTGGAGAAACTCTTTTCCAAGATAACGATCCAATTAATCCAAACTTTAATGCTGCATCTGGTCCTATTTCTGAAGTATCAAACATCAGAGAGGGCTATTACAAAATCTCACTGTTTACGGGTTTTGACGAGAGATCCTTAACTGATGGAATCTTCAGAGTTCCTGGAAGAACAAGAAATGTTGGAGAAGTTGGTCTTGGCGCATCTGTAATTACAGTTGATTCCACCATTGGTTTTTCAAGCACTGGCACACTGAAATTAGGAAATCCTGGAGATTCTTATTTCCAAACAGTTTCTTACGGGACAAAGAGCATCAATCAGTTTTTTGATGTAACTCCTCCTGTTTCTACTACTATCCCAGATAATAGTAAGATTTCTGCTCCTAATATTGTTTATGGGTATGAAAACGGAGATCTCACCAAAAAGGTAGAGATGCGCATCACTGGAGTTTTGAATGAGTTTGTTACAAACCAAGGTCTCCAAAACTTAGATGCCACATCATCCATTAGAGTCAAAAACTTAGGAAGATACATCGACAATCCTGAAGTTGATAAGTCTTATGAGGAGATTTTCTTCAACTCTTGGATTTACAACACATCTTCTCGTTACTATGTCGATTCTTTCTCTGGATCTCAGTTTGTCCTTGACGGCACTATCGATAAATCTAGTTTAAAGTTAGGAGATAAGGTAGAACTTTTGCTGAGAGGCAATACTCAGGTTATTGCTAGTAATCTCATTGTAACTAATGTAAATACTACGACAAGAACGGTAACACTGTCGGGAACTATCCCAACTCTTAATTCTTTCCTCTCTTATGACATAAGAAGGGTACAGAACAAAGCAACATCTACCATCGTTCCAATTAGAGGTGGGCAGAACCAACTTCTTTCGGATATTAACAATACTTACATTATCTCAGAAAATGAATCTCCAAGTGGAAAGAGAGAGGCATATGTAGCATCTAGCTCTTTACCGAGTTATCCGATTATTACGGATAAAATTCATTCAGTACTCATAAATCCATCTTTTGCATTAGGAAACTGGGATGGATTCTCCAGTGTAGAAAATGCTTATAGTATTATTGCATTTTCAAATAATGTTCCCTTTAAAACTGGAGATAAAGTATATTATACTCCTGGAGAAGGTACTCCAGTTATCGGAGGTCTTGCTCAGGGAGACTACTATGTAAAAGTATTGTCTCCTGCTAATAGGATTCAACTTTTCTCCTCCCTTGCATTCATCAAGGCTGACTTGCCTGTATATTTCAATCCGCCCGATGGTCTGATTGGTACTCATGATTTTATTCTTAGTAGTCAAGGTGCTAAGAATGTTTTCCCGTCCAGACCTATTCGTAGATTTATTCTTGAGCAGGATCTTGAGAGTGGAAAGGAAGAACAAACCACTTCAGAATCTACTGCTGACGGCAACACTGGAATGCTGATCAATGGTACTGAAGTTCTAAACTATAAAGGCGAAGATAGCGTTTATTTTGGCGAATTAAAGTCAATAGATATTCTGGGTAGTGGAACTAACTATGATGTTTCTTTCCCGCCCAGCATAACAATCAATGAACCCAATGTTAGTGCTGCTAATACTGCTGCGGCATTGGCAGTTGTATCTGGTAATATTAAAAATATCCTCGTAGACCCCGTTGGTTTTGATATTGACACTATTATCAGTGTTGAAATTTATGGTGGAAATGGAAAAGGTGCTAGAGGTAGAGCAGTAACAGAAGAAAGATTTAGAGAACTTTCTTTCAGTGGCATTAGCACACTCTCTGGTGGAGACCTCAATGCAACAAATGATGTAATCACTTTTGATGATGACCACAATTTACTGACTGGCGATAGAATTGTCTATGACAATAATGGGAATTCTAATTTAGGTATTGCAACTACTGGATCTTCTAAAGAAGAACTCACCTTAATGAGTGGACAAGATTATTATGTCCATGCAAATTCTGAAAAGTCTGTCTCTCTGTATTATTCCAAGAACGATGCTATTCTTGGAATTAGTAGTGTTCAGATTACTGAAGATGCTGCAGCAGCAAATAATGGTCTGCATATCTTAAGAACATATGAAAAGAGAACC